GCAATGACGAATCAGAATTGAGCAATTGCCGTTGCAGTATACATTACTTTTAATAATTTGGCATTGGAGAAATCCAGTGCCTTTTTATATGTCAGAGGGAACTGACGTTAATAAAACGCACGTAACAAACAAATACAGACTAGGGAAAGTCTTTAAACACGCAAAACTAATTAATCAATAATTCGTGAGGGAACACGTAGAAAACGCAGAAAGCAGAGGTATTCATTATGGAAAACTTAAAATCAAAAATTCCTTTTAACTTACAATTTTTCGCAGAGCCAGCCACAGAGCCTGCAAACGAGCCAGTGAATGAGCCTACAGACGAGCCAACACCTACAGAGCCAGTAAATGACCCTAAAGAGCCTACAAATGACCCCAAAGAGCCAACTATGCAGGAAGTTTTATTGGAACTTGCCAAGGTTAAAAGGGCACAGGAAAAGGCAGCAAGTGAGGCGGCGGAGTACAAGAGAAAGTATAACGCTACCTTGTCTGAAAAGGAAAAGGCAAGCATGGAGGAAGCGGAAAAGAAAGCCAAAGAGCAAGAGGAATACAACAATGTTCTTAGGGAAAACCGCATTTTTAAGCTTGAAAAGGAATATCTAGGCGTTATGAAATATACAGCCAGTGAAGCCGAGAGAATGGCGATAGCCGAGGTTGACGATGACAAGGAAGCCAAGATTAAGATTTTGGCAGAGGTTGACGCACGTAAGCACAAGGAATACGAAGCGGAGTTCATTAAGAGCAGACCACAGCCACAGACTGGCACAGGAAGTAGCAGTGAGGATGACGCTTTTTTAAAAGGGTTCAATTCAGTAACACCTAGGTTTAAGAGATAAACCTAGAAAACAAACAATATTTTAAGAAAAGAGGAAAAAAGATTATGGCAGAACAGATTAATTACGCTGACAAATACGCCAGCACAGTTGACGAGAGATTTAAGTTAGGTTCTCTCACACAGGCACTTATTAACAATAGTTTTGATTGGTTGGGAGTTAAGACGGTAAAGATTTTCTCAAGAAACCTTGCAACACTTAACGATTATAAGCTTACAGGTTCAAACAGATATGGCGACCCTGGAGAGTTAGGCAACGCAGAGCAGGAAATGACCGTAACACAGGACAAGGCATTTACCTATACGATTGACGCTGCAACCTCACAGGACACAAACGGAACAATGGAAGCCGCTGCCACACTTGCAGAAAACATTGACAACCTTGTTATCCCAGCAATGGACGCATACAGAATCGGAGTTATCGTTTCAAAAGCACCAACGGCAGGTTCAGTAAGTGGCAAGTCACATATCGTAACTAAGGTGGTTACATCTGACAACGCTTATGAGGAGTTCTTAGCATTGCAGGAATTGCTTGATGATGACAAAGCACCACAGGGCGGTAGAATTGCAGTTGTTACACCTAGCTATCTTAACAAGATTAAGCTTGATGACCACTTCACAAAGTACGGTGATGTAGCTACTTCAATCGCTATCAACGGTTTTGTCGGTGACATTGACGGTGTACCTACAATCAAAGTGCCTACATCATATATGCCAGAGGGGGTTGACTTCTTCATTACTAACCCTATTTCAACACCTAGTCCAGTTAAGTTACAGGAGTTCAAGATTAACTATGACGCTCCTGGTATCAGCGGTGCATTGGTAGAAGCCAGAGTTAGATATGACGCTTTTGTTCTTGATAAGAAAGCAGACGCAATCGCAGTTCACAAGAACGCATAGTTGTAGGAGGTGCAACCTATGACAAGGGTAAGTAAAGACAATGTATTTATGGCGGTGAGGGACGAACACCAACTCGCCGCCTTTCTCAATAATGGGTGGAAAGTAGTCGAGGACAAAGCCCCTACAGTAAAGGTAGAGGAAGCACCCAAAACTGAAAGTACAGCTTTCAGCCATTCCAAGACCGAAATAAACCGCATGAGTACAGCCGAGTTACACGAATTGGCAAAAAGCCTAAACGTGGCAAATGAAGCCGAAATGAGCGGTGCAAATTTAAAAGAGTATTTCATAAGCACATACAATCTGTAAAAGGGCGGTGAGAATATGGACGAGGAAACAACCTTGACACCTGAAACAGACGATACAGAGGAAACAGAAAACAGCGAAAGCGTTGATGAAGAAATCGAAGTATCGCTTGCAGATGAAATCATCGCAGAGTTTACAGCACGTTTTGAAAACGAGGAAACTTTCAATGCAACCTTGCTTTCACAGATTGTTAATGACGTTATCGGTGAATGTGTGTCACTAAGGAACTTTCCAAGTACATACACCGAGGATAGCATTAATGAGTGGCTTGCAAGCAACAAGTCAAAGATTAAAAAGATTGTGGAATACGATTATTCGATTGACGGTGCAAACGGACAGTCAAGCCATTCAGAAAGCGGAGTGGCACGTAACTATATCGACCGCAGGACTTTGTTCGGGTGGATTATACCGTATGCAAGGTTCTAATTATGTAAAGGGGTGACGGAATGACTGTTGAGGTAGCAGTATTAATCAGCATGGTATCTGTCGCATTTTCAATATACTTTGGACTTAAAAATAACAAGCGTTCCGACACGAAGGAAATCGAGGAACGAGTGCGACAAGATACTATAATTAACACAAAACTGGACAGTATCAGCCAGTCAATTCAAGAGATTAAAGCTGATATTGCCAGTATGCATAGTGAGTTAAACTCACATAATGACAGGCTTATTGTTGTGGAACAGTCAACGAAGTCTGCACATCACCGACTGGATTCGATTGAAAAGAAACTAGCGGAAATGAAAGAGGGTGACAGCAAATGAGCAATCTTACTAACAAGAAATGGTGGGGTGCGAGCCTGACAAGGGCGATAAAGACAGTCTGCCAAACAGCGGTAGGACTTGTCGGAACAAACCTATTGTTCGCAGATGTAAATTGGATAACGGTTGTATCTGCAAGCCTTTTAGCTGGTTTACTTTCAATCCTCACATCAATAGCAGGACTTCCAGAAGTGGGTGAGAATGAGTGAGAATGTTAAGGCGAAACACCCAAAAGCTTTTATACGCTAACTACATCAACGAGGAAGTCAAACAGTACGTTACCGATAGTGACGGAAATATACAGTACATGGAGATTGACGGTGAACAGATACCCATTGAGAAAGGCTCAAAGTACATTGAGTATGGCAAACCAAAGGAATTGTTTTCAAGCCTACAAATGGGTGGAAGTGAAGCCGAAGCCGTAGAATATGGCTTGTCATTATCGGAATATGATTGCACGTTGGTAATTCCTAAGAACATTTGCGACATGAAAGAGGGTAGTCTTGTTTGGTACACCTCCGAGGTGGAATACAAAGATACCGACAAGACACAGCCTGACAAGACAAGTGCGGATTACCAATGTGTCAAAGTAAGCCCCAACATCAATTACACAAAATATGTCTTGAAAGCGTTGGTGAAAAATGGCTAGACGAACATTAAAAGCAAATTGTCTGTCTGTGAGTTCACTAGAAGCCCTTGTAAGGGATTTAAAGCAGTACAACGAGGATTTATCCACCAAGTGTGAAATCGTTGTTAGAAAGCTTTGTGTGATTGCACAAGAGGTAATAGAGAAACAGATAGGACTTGCAGGGCTTACCTATGAAACCACAAAGGGTGGTAGTACCGTTGAGAGTGGCTCACGTACCGAACATAACACAGATGTTAAGATTAATGGTTTTTCGGACAGATGTATAGCGACTATTGACGTTAGCGGTCAAGATATTCTGTTTATTGAATTTGGCGCTGGCGTTTACTATAACGGTGCAAAGGGTTCAAGCCCACACCCAAAAGGGCAACAATTAGGTATGCTGATAGGCACGTATGGTAAGGGTATGGGTTCTAGGCAGGTATGGGGCTATGTCGAGGACGGAGTAACCATACTGACACATGGTACTAAGGCTACAATGCCTATGTATGAAGCAATCTTAAAGGTGTATGAACAAGCACCCAAGGTTGTTAAAGAAGTATTTGGAAAGTAGGTGATTGAGTGTGGACAGATGTAATTAAAATTGGTGTATTCAATGGGATTAACACAAGGGTTGTCAAACAATTCAAAAGCAAATATCCCAACATCAATTGCAGTACAACACAGAAAACTACAACGTCACCGAAATTTCCGTATGTTCAAATCACCAAACTAGAGGGCGTGGAACAAGGGGCAACATTCGACAAGGACACGATTAATGCGGTCTTATCGACATTTCAAATTGACGTGTTCTCTAATGACGGTGAGGAAGTATGCGAGGAAATATCAAGTTACATCTGCGAGATTATGACTGGTAAAATGCGGTTCACAATGGTAGGCGAACCGATAGCAAATTATGAAAACGAAGATGTATGCAGGTACACAGCACGATACAGACGTTTGTTCGCATACAACGACAAAATGACATGGTAGGTAAGGGCTAAATGCCCTTTTTATTTTTGCAAAATTTAAGAAAAGAGGTAAGAAATTATGGCAGATGCAGGAATTAGCACATTAGGCATTACATTATGGGTTGCCGAAGCTACGGACGGTGCAAAGGTAACAGACGGTTCTAAGTATTCACGGCTTACTAGAATTAATGCAATCGGTGAAATGACGGTTGAGCAGGAGTCAATAGACGCTAGTGCTTTGGAAGATTACGAAACAAAATATGTAGCTGGTAGGTCAACAGTAGGCGATACATATACAATCACCGTAAACTTGACAGATGAGAACGAGGCAGAGTGGGAGGCAATCTTAGGAAAGAAAGTATGCTTTATGACTAAGGTTCCAGGATTAACAAAGAATATCTTTGTTATCGCAACAGTTCCGACAAAACTTCCAGTAAGCGGATTGGAACAGAACGGACTTTACACCGTAGACATCAACTGCACAACAAACGATTTTATCGGTCTTGATGAAGCAGTAACAGTTACATCATCATCAGTAGGTGACTAATCAACAAACAAGGGGTAGGGGCGGTCTTAGGACTGCCCTTGCCCTTTAAATTATTTTTCCTAGAGGAAAGGGGCAAGCAAAATTATGAAGAACACATTTACAGTAAATAACAAGGAATATGAAGCTAAGGCATTTGATTTCAACATGGTATGCGACCTAGAGGATATGGGCGTACCAATGCAGGATTTAGGCAACAAGCAGACAAAGGCAATCCGTTCATACTTTGCCATCTGTGGCAACATGACAGCCGAGGAAGCAGGAAAAGAGATTAACGAGCATATCATAAATGGCGGTGACATGGGTTCAATCGCTACAGCTTTCGGCAAGGAACTTGATAAGTCCGATTTTTTTCGCACTCTCACAGCGACAGCAAAGGAGAGGAATACAGCAAGCAAGAGCAAGAAAGCAGAGGAAACAGCCGAGAAGTAAAATACTCCAGTTTCCGAGAAATGGCAGAGAATGAATGGCTACCATACGCATTATCAATCGGAATTTCTGAAACGGATTTTTGGGGCATGAACCCACATAGGGTAAAGATACACGCAAAAGCCTATGAAATGAAAATGACAAGGCTTGATGAGCTTGTTTGGAGTTTTGTCGGCAACTATGGGCTATCTGCAATCGCAGTAGCTATCGAACACAATCTAGCAGGGCGAAAAGCCAAGTCGAAATATATCAAAGAACCGTTGACTAGGAACAGACAGAGTGGCGAAATGTCCGAGAGCGATATTGAGCGTAAACGTAACGAGTTCATTTTAAAAATGAAAACAATGGAAACCAATTGGAAGAAAAATCACGAGGTAAAAGAAAATGCTTAGAGGGATAGATGTATCACGTTGGAATGAGATTACAGATTACAAGGCAGTCAAAAACGCAGGGGTGCAGTTTGCAATCGTAAAGGTCAATAACACAAGTGCGACAGCGGATAAGAAATTAACAACACATATAGACGGCTTTAAAAGCGTTGGCGTACCTTGTAACATGGGCTACAGCTACTGTTATGCGAACACCAAAGACAAGGCTATATTGGCTTCAAATGGCTTCGTAGCACTTGCAAAACAAGTAGGCATAGATTATATGTGGCTAGACCTAGAGGACGCAGTAGTGCAGAATTTAGGCAGTACGCTTATAGACATAATCAACGTATACAAGAGTGTTGCGGAAACCAACGGTTTGAAGTTTGGCATTTACACATATTCGTACTTCTACAATGCGTTTTTAAAGCCCTATCTGTCAGAGTTACAGCACATTCCGTTTTGGATAGCTAGATACCCTAATCAGCTAGAGCAGTCAATCACAGGTTCAATGCCTACAACAGCTTCACTGCCAAAAGACGTGGTTGTCAGCGGTTGGCAGTATTCAAGCAAGGGTGTTGTAAACGGCATTAAGGGTTATGTGGACTTGAATGTATGGTATTCAGACGATACAGTTTCAGACGGTGCATACATTGAGATTTCCACAGACCACAATCCATTTACAGAGCCGACAACAAACTGTACAGTCGGAACGCTAGGCAACAATGCGAATTGGGTACTATGGTATCTATGGCGTTTCGGAAAACTGACAGACAAGTACGGCAATCCTGACAGCACCTTGATTAATGGCACATACACGAAACAGATAGCCGAGATAGTAAAAGATGTTCAGTCTTTGCTAGGCTTGACGGTTGACGGAATTGTTGGAAAACAGACCAGAAGTATCTGGAAGAAATTAGCATAAAGATATATAGGAGGTAGGTAAGTAAATCTATGTGACAGAACGGTGACAACTTAGGAGGTGACACTTAGTAATCACGTACTTATCTACCTCTTATTTTTTTTGGAAATTTTACGAAAGGAGGGATAAAAGGAAATGGAAGTTGATAACTTAACCGTCAAATTGACCGCAGAAGTGAACACCGCACAAGAGAGTATCAAAAGCTTAATTGGAAGTCTGACAAGCCTACAGACCAAGCTTGAAACACTAAACAAAGTTAATCTCAATGGGCTTGTAAGCAGTTTTAAGGAACTGGATAAGGCGGTAAATTCCGTACAGTTAGGCAATGTAGCTAAAAGTATGGAAACAGCGGTGAACAAGTCGGCTAATCAAATGACTAAGGATATAGCAAAGTCATTTAACATACTTGACGGTGGACAGATAGAGAACGTGCGAGAATCGGTTATGAATCTTGCACAAGCAATGACGGAAACGGCAAACAAGGGCGAAGCGGTCAAAGGCGGTAACTTTAGCGGTTACATGGAGAATATGGCGAAATCCATATACCAAGCCGCAACACAGACAACATATTACAATCAACAATTGGTTGATTTACTGCATACCGTAGAAAGCTTGCAAGGCATAAATTTCAGCAAGGCAGTACAAGGTGATGATTTAAAAGCCGAGAAATGGGCTAGTCTTGACGGAATGTTGAAGCAGAAACTCCAAAACAACGGTTCTTATCAAGGCATAGACAGCCTATTCAAAGAGTGGGCTAATACGTTTAGCGGTTTAGGCATTGAGAACATGGTAGGTGCAAGCCAAGGTGACCAAGTGCGTTATCTCAATGAACTTATCCAAAAGGCAAGGGAATTAAAAGACGTACAGCAAGACATAGGCTCTATGGAATCGCCTGAACTAGTCAAAGACGCTGCATATGACACAGCCATAAAAAAGACTGACGAACTTACTAGGAACATCAATAACCTATCGACAAGTTTCCAAACATTACAGCAAAACAACGCTTTAGGCTTTGATACTGGAACACTTGAAAAGATTATATCAGTTACAAGCAAGATTAAAGACGGACAAGCTGAAAATATAGAGGAATTTAAAAACGCAGTAGTAAGCCTATGTAGCGAGTTGAACGGCATAGGCGAATTGAAATTCAATCCGTCAAGGCTATATGAGGTTATAGAAGCAGTCAAGGGAATGTCTAAGAACGTGTCGGCTGAATCGACAGTAGGCTTGCAGAATCTAGGCACAAACCTTGCAGACGTGACGGAGAGATTAAATAGTGCTGGTTCAGTCACATATGACCCAAGCAGTCTAGTGAACATAGTAGGGGTTATAGGCAAATTAGGGGGAGTTAAAGCCACGCAAGGCACAGCAAACCTTGAATCACTTGCTCAACATCTCACTAATTTTGTTACCGAGATGAACGGTATAGGTTCAGTTACCTTTGACAGTGCAAGCCTACAGACACTAGTTTCCAACATAAGCCGACTAGGTGCGAGCGGTGCAACACAAGCAGTTGCAAATCTGCCACAGATAAGCCAACAGTTGCAAGCGTTCATACAGCAAATGAACAATCTAGGCAGTATGACGTTTGATACAACAAACCTCACAAGCCTAGTGACGGCAATCTCACGTTTGGGCTATGGCGGTGTTACACAAGCTATAACCAACATTCCACAATTGGCAACGGCATTGAGTAACCTCATGTCCACCTTGTCAAAAGCACCTACAGTTTCGCAAAACCTAATCAGCATGACAAATGCGTTGGCAAACCTAGCAAGCCAAGGTTCAAGGTCAAGTAGTGCGATTAGCGGATTGTCGGCAAGGTTAAATTTGTTTGGCACAAGTGCAGGTAAGGCTACCAAAAAGGCATGGAGTTTGGCTAGTGCGATAGGCAAGATATATGCTACCTATTGGTTAGCATTTAGGGCATTTAATGTCTTTAAAAAGGCAATCAACATATCAGCCGACTTGACAGAGGTGCAGAACGTAGTTGATGTAACCTTTAAGGATATGGCATACAAGGTTGATGAATTTGCGGAAAATTCGATTGAAAAGTTTGGTATGTCGGAGTTAGCCTTAAAGACGTATGCAAGCCGTTTCCAGTCTTTAGGTTCAAATATGGGAATATCATCTTCCCAAGTATCTAAAGCAACACAATTTTTAAATGAACAAACTGACGGATATGTTGAGTTATCAGACAGCGTTGCAGATATGTCATTGACATTGACAAAGCTGACAGCCGATATGTCCTCTTTATATAATGTAGACCAAGCAGATGTAGCAGAAGATTTAGAGGCTATCTACACAGGCAGTGTAAAGCCCCTAAGGGCATACGGCTTAGATTTAACGCAAGCAACCCTTAAAGAATGGGCTTTGAAAAATGGGCTTGACGCTGATATTGACAGCATGACACAAGCGGAAAAAACCATGTTGCGTTATCAATATGTACTCGCAAATAGTCAGGCAAGTTTCAATGATTTTGAAAAAACTTCAGAAACTTGGAGTAATCAAGTAAGAATTTTACAACAAAACCTCCAACAGTTAGGCAACGTCATAGGTAATAACCTTGTATCGGCATTTAAACCATTACTGAAAGCCTTAAATAATGCAATCCTAAAGTTTACGGAGTTTGCGAAAGCAATCTCAAACAGCTTAGGTGTTATCTTCGGTTGGAAGTATGAAGAAAGTGCAGGAATGGGCGGTCTAGCTGATGACGCAGAAGATACGGCAGACGCACTTGATGACGCAAGCGGTTCAGCCAAGAAGTTAAAGAACCAACTGCAAGGCTTTGACGAATTAAACGTAATCACAACTAGTAGTTCTAGTGGCAGTGGTGATAGTTCATCTTCAAGTGGTGCAAGCGGTGATACTGGACAATGGGTACAGACTGACAGCATACTCAAAGAGTATGAAAGCGACCTTGACAGCCTAGAAAAATTAGGCGATTATATCGGTCAGAAGCTTACAAACGCTATGAACAACATAGATTGGGATAGTGTTTATAAGACAGCCGATAATTGGGGTATCGGTCTAGCAAACTTCCTAAACGGATTAATCAGCCCTGAATTGTTTGGAAGTATCGGTACTACGGTTGCAGGTGCATTGAATACAGCCCTACACTTCCTAGACAGTTTCGGTGAAACATTCGAGTGGAAAGAGTTTGGTGAAAGCGTAGCGACTGGCATAAACAACTTCTTTGAAACCTTTGATTTTGCACTTTTGGCACATACAATTAACGTGTGGGCTAACGGCTTGTTGGATTTCATTATAGAAACCCTAAGAGATATTAAATGGGAAATGATAGGCACACAGATAGGCACTTTCCTTAAAGAACTTGAATTTGTCGAGATTGGTAAGAAAGTTGCTACAGCTATATGGGAGGGCTTCAAAGGCGGTGTGAAGCTATGGACAGCTTCATTTAAAGTAGCACCATTGGAAACACTACTTACAACCCTTGTGAGCATAAAGGCGGTAACAAAGGTACTAGCAAAATCCAAGTGGTTCAAGGCGTTTACAGCAAGCTCGATTATAACTGGTGTTAAGAATTTGTGGGATAATTTAGGCACATTGAGTACCAAAGCACTTTTAGTAACATCATCATTGACTGGAAACCAAGCCGCCACAGAAGATTTAGCTATAGCATACCCAGCGTTATACAAACAAATAACAGCAGTCACAACAGCGTTTACTAGTTTTAAAGCTAGTGTAACAGCTAATGGTTTATGGAATACTGTTAATACTGGTATTAGTTCATGGATAAGCAATTTGACATTATTACAGAAAGGGCTTATTGGAATAACCGCAATATTCGCAGAATTTACGGCATTGAAAGACGCATTTTATGACGCTGCTAATGGTACTGGTACTCTCAAAGAGGGTATTGTACAAGTAGGAATAGTGACTGGTGTTGTGGCTACAGCTATGACAGCCCTTTTCGGTCCAGTGGGCTTGATTATAACTGGTGCGACAGCGGCAGTAGCGGCTTTCCAAGGTGTTCAAAAAGCAGAGCAAGAAGCGGCAGAGGAACTAGAGCAGAGAAAAGAAGAAATAGACTTGTCAGGTTGGCTTGAAAATGTTGCAAATACTGGTAATACAACTATATCAGACCTTGCAACTACAGCAACAGAAAAATTTGCCACAGTAACCGATAAGTTTTCTGAATTAAAAGAGAAAATTAATTCCATATCAGAAACCCAAGAAAATATTGATAGTACAGCCGATAGTATAGATAAAATACGTGCTGGCATTGAATTAGGTGCATATACTGTAAGCGAAAAAGTTGAAGAAATAAATACCTCATTTAGCACATTACTTACAGATACGCAAAGCATAATGAATGACGAGTACGAAGCTATTGTATTTGGCTTGAGCGGTTCAATGGGTGACGCACTTGTAAAAGTGGGTTATAGTAAAGAAGAATATGTTCGGCTTTTGCTTTTAGCTAAAAATGAGGGCAACGAAGCCCTTACTGCTATCGAAATGCAGTTACAAGAGTTGGACGAAGGATATGCTAATGGCACAATTAATGAAGATGAATATCTTGACGGCATATTTAAAATACAAGACCAATTGAGAGCATTTTATACTGATGACGCAAAAACCGCAGTTGATAATTTCAATGCGAGTTTGGATTACTCAAATTACATTACATCAGACGGTGTACTTGACATGGACGCTGTAAATAGTGATTTGCAGGGTATAGTAGACGGGTACGAGGGTGCAAAAAAAGAAATACAAGACAGCGTAGATGAATATGTACAAACTAATAAAAACTACTATACACAATTAGAACAGCTAGGCATTGATGTAAATGAATTAAGCGATTATATTGATTGGGATTTAGTAGGGGAAGAAGATATTGCGTCCAACCTAGAACAATTGCAGAAATATCTAGGTGGAACATATGACGAATTGCAGACAGCTTTAGTCAATGATATTCCACAAATGATTAACAATGCCTATGACCAATGGGACGATTTAGACCCAGTAGATAGGGTTTTGTATGGCAATGACGCAGCCAATTATGCTTATAAACAGATAAGCAAGTGGAAAACAGATGTTGCAGACCCATTATCCGAAGCTGTTCAGGAAAAAATGGAAACACTAGGTATAGACGGTAACGAGTGGGCTAGTGGAACTATTGACGAGATTTTAGACGGATTATTTGATGTAGATATTGAAGATGATACAGTAGCCTTTAATGCTACTTTAATGCAAGGCTTACAAAATGCACTTGACGGACTAGACATAACCGAAACCGAGGGCGGTGAAGCAATCGGTAAGACCATAATGGATAGTGCCAACGGCTATATTGAAGAAAATCCGATAAATATTTCTAATGGTTTAAAGCAAGTTGATTACTTGTCATACTACAATGCTGGTAAAGACATAGGCAAAAACGTAGTAGATGGAAATGTTGACGGTATAGAGAAAAACCAAAGCAAAGTAGAAGTCGCTAGTAAGAACATGGGTAAAAAGGCAGTTGTCGGAATAGAGACTGAACTTGACATAAACAGCCCCTCAAAAGTATTTGAACAGATAGGCGAATATATTGTCGAGGGATTAGTTAATGGTATGAGCAACACTAACAGCCTTACAACTAATATAGGCAAGCTTGTTTCAACACTTACTACAAGTTTTAACACTATAGCAACCACCATACAGACAAAATATTCATCAATCAAAACCAACACTACTGACACATGGAATACAGTAAGCAAGACCATTACCGACAAGCTCACGTTAATTAAAACCAATGTGAACACAGATTTTACAACCATGTTTACCAACATCAAAACCAACATGACGAACATTAAGACTAACATGACTACCACCATGACGAATATAAAGACCACAACCACGACACAGTTGTCAAACTTAAAGACCAATTTCTCAAACAGTTTTGACACGATTAAGAATAAGGTTACGTCAAACATGGATAGTATGTTTAGCAAAATATCCTCTGTCATGGAAAACGCTAGAAGCACGATATACAACGCTATTGAGAAAATGAAATCATATTTCAACTTCTCATGGTCTTTACCAAGCATAAAGTTACCTCATTTTAGTATAAGCGGTTCATTTAGTCTTAATCCCCCAAGCGTTCCAAGCTTTGGAGTTGATTGGTATAAAGCAGGAGGTTTCTTGCCAAGTTCATACACATTGTTTGGTGCAGGTGAAAATGGCGTTCCTGAAATGTTGGGAACAGTTGGCGGTAAGAGTGCAGTCGCTGGCGGTGCGGAAATTACTGGTATTAGAGAAGCAATAGAACAGAGTGCAGAGCGTGAGGAAAGATTACTAACAGCTTTGATACGTGCCGTAGAGAATGGACAGACGATAACTATTGACGGAAAATCAATAGGACAGAGTGCTAGAAACTATGCACAAGACTATTTCAACAGGACTGGTAGAAACGCTTATACTTTTTGATACTACTTTACAATTCCCTCTAAGTATGGTATAATGTCAGAAAATTACACTAAAACGGAGGGATTGTATATGAAGAACAAAGTAAAACTCAAAAAGCTAGTAGCCATTCTAGCCACATTGGTTGTGTTTATTACAGCCATGACACCCATTGACAGCTATGCCGCAAACAAAACCACTAAAAAGGCAGTAACATTAGGTGTAGCCATTTCACCGCAGGAAATTTATAACAATGGTGGAATTAGCATAGTTGCAGAATCAGCTAGTGAAACAAACACAGCGGTAAACATTAGGTTTGTAATCACAAATGGAACAGCCAAAGACTACAGCGTATCAGCCCATACTTATTCAGTTAACAACCTTATGGTGCAGTCGCACTCATATGGAAGTGATGTAAACGTGCCAAGCGGTAAGAAAGCTAGTCTAAATGTGGAGATTAAAAAGCAATGGTTGACTGAAAACGGAATAAGCAATATTTCCGACATGGGAATTATCTTTTGGGGGTATTACGATTATTTCAAGGAATGGGATAGCGGACTGGTGTATTTGACAACAAACTACTATAATCCGCAAATAGATTACGTTCCGACTGGAATCAAACTTTATGAAGATGTTAATACGGAAGTTTGGCTATTATCTTCAAACGGCAAGACATTTAACTTATCCGTAAAAAACAAAAGCCAATACAATGCAGGCATAACAATTGATAATTGTAGTGTTAACGGTTGGGCTTACGAAACAACAGATTATACATATGATTTGTATGACGAGGATATTCACACAAACTGCTATAAAAACTTTGAGTTGACGATAGATGATGAGTTTTTAACGGAGAATGGTATTCCAACTATAACAGATGTTGAGTTTAATGTTCACATGGAAGATAGCTATTGGAATTACAAGGGTGCAGTTTGGGAATATGACACACCTAAAATGATAATATTACAATAATTGAATATTTCTACCTCATAAAGGGAAGTGTTTAAAACGCACTTCCTTTTTATTTTAAAAATTTTTCATTTTCCTATTGACTTTTGTTATGACATAAATTATACTTTTGTCATAACATAAATGAAAAGAGGTGATGATATG